CGGCGCCGCATTTTTCATCTTTTCTTGCCAGTCAAGAGCCCCTCTTCAGACCTCTCCAGATGACGGGCCTGGATTCGGCAACAGGTGGTCCATGTTCATGGAAGGTTGATCACAGCCAGCCTCCCCCACGATCCGGGCGGGCACGCCGGCAACCGTCTTGCACGGCGGCACCTCAGACAGCACGACGGACCCGGCGGCGATGCGCGAACAATTTCCGACACGGATGTTGCCCAGAACCTTGGCTCCTGCCCCGATCAGAACACCATCGCCTATTTTCGGATGCCGATCCTCGGTTTCCTTGCCGGTTCCACCTAATGTGACGGAATGCAGCATGGAGACATTGTTACCCACCACCGCAGTTTCGCCTACAACGATGGAGTGGGCGTGGTCGATCATTATCCCCCTGCCGATGCGGGCCGCCGGATGAATGTCCACGCCGAAAATCTCCGACACCCGCATCTGCACGAAATACGCCAGATCGCGGCGTTTCTGAGTCCAGAGCCAATGGCCGACGCGATACGCTTGCACTGCCTGAAACCCCTTGAAGAACAACAAGGGCTGCAAGTAGCGATGGCAGGCCGGATCACGGTCATGGACTGCCATGATATCAGCACGTGCGGCAACTCCAAGGCCAGGGTCAGCGCGATAGGCTTCATCCGCGATCTCGCGCATCAGTTGTTCGGACATCTCGCCCGAGGCCAGCTTTTGCGCCAGACGATAGGCGAGTGCCTTTTCGAGAGTATCGTGGTGAAGAATGCTGCCGTGGATCAAGCCACCCAGAAGCGGCTCGTCGTTAACGGCCTGACCCGCCTCGTCCAATATGCGTTGCCATACCGGATCGACCCCGGCCAGTTTTCGCTGCACTTTCGCCATGATCGCCATCTCCGTCCATAAGTCACAATATTTACGCTAAATAGGCGCGGCGGTCCATCATGGAAGGGAGAGATCAAACCGGGTCGGGCAAGCCAAGGTCGGCGTAGTGCAACGCCAAAGGCACCATGCCGCCAGAAAAGTCGCCGCCCTGCGCGGTGATGACAAGCGCCACGGGCGACCAGTAAACCAAAGGTTCAGTTGGCCCGTTGACCCAAGCGTTCAGGCTCACATTGATCCCGGCACCAAAACGCGCAGTGTCCTCCGCAATACCCAGATCCCAACTCGTCGCAGTGCCTGTGATAGGATCGATCACGCGACCAGTGATGCCGAAAAGCAATGCGCGCGACGGGATCACGGCAGCCGTCACGACCACCGAGCCGCTGGGGATCACGACATCGAACTCATTCGTTTTCAATGACATCACTGACCCGGAAGGGCTCAGCGTCTTTGCCCCAATGCGCCAGTCGGATCCGTCCCAGATCGCTGACATCCCATGATCCAGAATGAACGCCCGCCAGCCCCGCCTAGGTGGCACAAAGACCCAGCCACCGTTTACCGCAATGGCCAGTTTGCCGTCCTGACCCGCCCAGGCGTTCATGCCGCCCGGCGGAACGGCAAAGAGATCGCCCTCCATCGCCACGACGGGGGGAGTTGTCAGGCTGTTTGAAACCAGCGTCAGATGGGTCAAGGCATCGATGCGCGCCAGCGCCTCGTTCACTGTGACGTGTTTTTGCGCCTGAGCGGGTGCAAGCAGTGGCAGGGACATGCGCGGTGTGTCAGTCATCGATCTCGATCCTTGCAAACGGCCCAGGCCCGAAGCGGTCGGACAGTTGGGCAACCTCGATGGTGAAAGGCGCGGCAGTGCCATCATTGGCCCGCATAGCCGCAGTGTAGATGAAAGAGGGCGCCGTCAGAATTTCCTCTCGAGCGACGCCGCCGGCTGACACGACGCGCAAAAGGTAACCTTCTGAGGTCTCCCCCAGCGGCACCTCGATCCCCTCCCAGCTGTCGCCATCCATCCGCGTCCGGCGAACCCAGGACAGCGCAAGATCACCCGCGACGTCCTGCCCACGCAGATGCACAGGCGCATATGGCCTGAGACCAACGCCATGAAATAATTTAACGTTCTCCACATAGCTTGGATCATCGACGCTGCGTCGGGCGGAGCCGATGCGATAATACCGCGCCAAACCACGTGCTGCGGGCGCCAACTCTATCTGCCCGGGCGCACCGTCGAGCAGCACGAACAGGCTACCCTCCGGCCAGACCTCTGGCATCACCCCGTCCGTGCCCTGTTGGCCACGAAGGCGCATCCCGATGTCCCATAACCTGTCGCCCACCAATGTGGCATCTGCGAATTGGATCACCTCCCACAAGTCATCATCGCCGGATCCAATGGCGGCAAGATTCGCGCCGTTCAGCACTGTCTCGATCTCGGCACCAGACAAATGGCCTGAGGCAAGCCGCACACGCATCGGACCGGACCGGTCCCACAGGCCGGGTCGAGCTACGGCGAGCGGCGCAACGAGCGTACCGATCACCGCACGACGTTCCAGGAAACGGTTGAACGCATATCCGTCCTGGCCCGGCGCAGAATAGATCGCGACCGAACCCGGCCAAGGCGTTGCCGTGACAGCCACATGTGGCGCATGCTCCACTTCCGACCCCGAGAGAAGCGGCAGGTCGAGGAAGACAGGGCTGACAGGTACCGGGGCCACAAAAGTCGCTGCAGGTGCCAGCTCCTCGACAGCCTCCGACGGCTCGAATACCGAAGGTTCGACCCGCACCGCCTCGAGACTACGCACGCCGCGATCTTCGACCCGGTCGATGCGCCAGGTCGATCCATCCGCCAGCGCTATCATCGCCCCCGCGCCGAGCGCGCGTTGCGAGGGCGGCAGAGCGAAGCGCAACTGATCACATGCAACCCTGGCCTCGGCAAGCCATCTTTCGGCCACCGCCTGCCCCTCGGAGCCAGTGAAGGCCAGTGGCAGATCGGTTGCCGTTACAACGTCGGAGCCATCAGCGGGAAACACCGCCTCGGCGGAACGCTCTTCATAAGATTGCTCTGCGGCTGTGTAACCGATCCGCACCCGGCCCGCGATCTCCGATTCGGCGGCCCGTATCTCGGTAATGCCACCCGCGCCGTCATCTGCGAGCGCGGTCCAATCTCCTTGAATCACAGCAGCCGGCAAGACCGGCTGGGGGAGGAATACGAGCTTGCCTGCACGCTCCACCACCTGAAATCCGTAGGCCAGCATAAGCGCCTGAAGTCGCGCCCGCGCGCTTTCCGTCTCGCCCAGCAGATGTCCACGAACAAGGCCGTGCAGCGCCGACACGTCGTAATCCATAATGCCAGCTGTCTCGCACAGTTCCGCCACCACATGGGCAAGCGGAGCGGCCTCGATCCTGCCGGTGATCCAGTGGCCCAGCCGCCAGTTTCCACCATCCGACCAGCGATCAAGGTCATTGGGAAAGGCCGGCCACGGCCGTGCATCCCACGCCCAGACATGGGCATAGTCCATCTCCAGCATCGGACCGCCATAGACCCCGGAGACTGGGTTCTTGCCGGGACTGTCCCAATAAGACATGACCGCGCGCAGATACTGCGCCTGAATCAGGTCGTCACGCCGACCGCTGGACTGGTGGGGTAAGGCGCTTTCCGAGCTTTTCGGATCGAAGAACTTGTTAGGCTGATTGGTGCCCTTGTCCACCGCTGGACAGCCGATTTCCGTAAAGCGGATAGGCTTGCATTGCGGCACCCAATCCGTCTTCTGCAGGGTGCGGGCCACCACCTCCATGCCGACAAAGACCACAGTCTGCCCCGGCTCGTTTGACCCCGGGCCAAAGCCGATGTTGGCAGCAAGATCAGTCGATCTCGGGATAATCTCGCAGCGGAGCTCATAAGTGCCATCAGGGTGTAGCAGATTTTCGACGCCCTGCACGACATGACCCGAAACAAGAATTGGGCTGAGGTTACCCGGCGGTCCGGCAAGATAAATCCAAGCCACATCTGGATCGCGGTGATCAAGGGTCAGGCGCAGGCTGGTGGCAGTTCCCGCCCGATAGAACAGACTAAGAGCATAGCGGGTATCCTGAAGTGAGGGAAAATCAGCCGACCGCGCCATCGACAGGAAATTGCCCAGAACATCGGTAATCGTGACGGCGTTTTCGAACCTGCCATCAACGAAGCTGCCTGGAAAAGGCACAAGGCTTGCACCGCCGGACTTGCTCCAAAGATCGGGACGGTGACCATTGGGCACTACCCAACCGCTAGGGCCGTTGATGCGATTGAAATGCTCGGCCTGCCACCAGCCACGAAGGTCCTTGTACCGAAAGGTCCATGGCTCGTTGTAGCGCCCGTCAGTGATCGGCTCCCGATGCTGAGCGGAGCGCGCTTCCTCGGTGGGGTAGAACCAGTCATAACCCTCTCCGCCCTCAATGTTGGCACTGAGGTAATCGAGATCGTAGACTGAACCCCAATTCGCGTCTGCATGATCCGTGCCGTCGCGCCAGTCACTGAGCGGCATATAGTTATCGATCCCTATGAAATCGATCGATTCATCGGACCAGAGTGGATCAAGGTGGAAGTAGACGTCGCCCGACCCGTCCTGAGGCTGGTAACCGAAGTACTCCGACCAATCGGCGGCATACCCCAACTTGGCTTCGGGCAGCAGCGATCTGACCTCGGCCGCTAGTTGACGAAACCGCGTAACCGCTGGAAAGCCTGAATCGTCGCGCATCTGCGTCAGCGACCGCATCTCGGACCCGATACAGAACGCCTCTACCCCACCCGCCGCAGCGCACAGAGCGGCGTAATGCAGGATGAAGCGGGAGTATGACCATTCGTCCGGACCAGAATAGGTGACAGTTCCGGCTGCGACGGCAAAATCCGAGGCGGTTACGGTTCCGAAGAACGCATCCACCGCTTCGCGGTTGGCGGCGGTTCCGTCGGGGCTGCCCGGCATGGCAGGTGCAAGATCGCCGGTGATCCGCCCGCGCCATGGCAGCGGCAGCTGTTCAGAGGCGCCCCACGGATCCGGCAGCCCATTGCCAGTCAAGATCTCCATCAGCAGGAAGGGATAAGCCATTACCTCCTGCCCACCGGCATGGATCGCAGTGATCGCCTCGATCACAGCCTGATCGGCGGGCGTGCCACCATAAACCGGTCGATCGTCGATACGGGCAATCTCCTCGGCATCCGAACGGCTTATCCCTCCCGATGTCCACGGCATCTCAGCCCCATCTCGGGACTTATCCTCGACTTTGGGCTTCATGCTGCAGTTGCCTGCGCGCAAGTCGTCACCAAACCACGAATAGATAAGGCTGACCGAGCGCAGATTGGGCAGCACATCGCGCATCTGCCTCAAAGATTGGGAAAAATCCGAACCGCCGCCGGCAGCACTGGTGTTGAGCGCACCTCCGATACCGATCCCCTGTCGGTAGGTGATGTTCCGCGTTGAAAGCAGATATTCACCTGTCCCTGGCATCAGCGCGACGGCGCGCACCAAGTCGGCAGCGGCGGGCAGCATCTCGCGCGCAGCTGGGGCCGGGCGCGTCACCTCAAAAGCAAATTGAGGCACCCTGTTACCGAACAGGCTTAGGTCCAAATCTTCGAAAACAACATAGGCGATACCGCGGTAGCCCGGCACCTTGCCCGTTCCCTCGACCGCCTCGATCAGCGGGTCAGGCATCTGATCCTCGGTCCCATGGTAGATGCGCATCGACACTGCCGAGAGATCCAGTTCCACCCCATCCGCCCAGACCCGACCAACCCGCCGGATCGGCCCTTCGCATAGCGCGATGGCAAGACTGATGGAGTAGGAATACGTTGTCGTCTTGGGCTGGGGTGGCGCACCTTTGCCGCCGCCATTAGTGGCGGCACGTTCCACGAATTGCGTGGCCCAGATCACCTGCCCCCCAAGCCGAATGCGCCCGAACAACTGCGCCACTGGTGCGCCCTCTGTCGCACCCGTGATACGGAACCGGTCGATCCGTCCCCGCTCAACTGCTTCGGAGCCGGTGCCAAGCAACCGTTGGTCAATCACCCGGCCGAGGGTCGCGCCAACAGCGCGCCCAACCGCAGCCCCCGTCAGACCCAAAACTGTACCCGAGCTCAGGCCACCGATGGCTGCGCCCGCAGCCGACAGAAGGATCGTCGCCATGCCGTCACATCCTTTCCGGAAACGCAAACCGAGCCACGAGGCGGCGCGCCCATGGGGGCGTCAGCACGCTTTCCACCACCCCACGCCCGGAATAGGCGTGGATAAACGTTGGCGTTGGGCTGGTTTCACCTTGCAACGCAACATGTTTCGCCACCCCACTGTCACGCATGCGAAAGAGCAGCACATCACCCGGCGTGACAGCTATGATCGGCTTTTCGGACAAATGCCGGACAGCCGCGGCCCAAAGCCGCTCCTCGCCCGAAGCTTCTGACCAATTAGGAGTGTAAGCCGGAACCTGCTCCGGCTCGGCTCCGTGAATCTCGCGCCAGACGCCCCGCAAAAGCCCCAGGCAATCGCAGCCTGCACCTCTACAACTGGCCTGATGCACATATGGCGTGCCAATCCAGGATCGCGCAACCGAAACCACTGCGCTCACCTACGGCTGCCCCCATCGCGTGCCGACAGGCGTGAGGGATGGGCCACCATCCAGTCATCGCCGGGAATATCTGGAAAGCCTTGAAAATTGGATATATTTTTGAATTTCAGTCGACAGGTCTCCATTCGCTTGTCGCAGCCCGCGGTCAGCTTGATCCGGTCGCCCGGCATTAGCCCGGCGCGTAGTCGGTCCCACACCTCGATCCGACGCACTGCGCCTTCGGGCCGGTCGATCTTGACTGCGCCTACCAGCCCCGCCGCGCGCCCGTCCAGCACCTCGCAGCGCCCACGCTCAAACCAACGCAGCTCGAATGCCTCCAGACCTGCGGCTCGGAAAACTCGGTCACCCACGACCGTTTCCACGACCACCTCTGCGTGATAACTGGGGGTAGTCAGATCGCAACGGCATAGCCGGTCGCCCAGAACCGCCGAACAGCTGCGCTGATAGACACGGCCCGTGGGCGTGTTCAGACGCTCCGCTAGTCCACGCAGTTCTACCGTGAATGCTCCGTTCGCGCGCGTCACATCGCCAAGCGTGCCGCGGAATTGCAGCACACGGTTTTCGATCGCCTCCCATTGCACCAGCCAAGCCTCGACCCGCGCGCCGTCATAGCGTCCAGCTGCAATATCTTCCTCGGTTATCGTGTCATCCGAAAGCGCCCCGACGGCCTCGGTGTTGTCGACCGAGAGCCCAGTGGTCTGCATCAGCGCCGCTGCCGAAAGACCCGTCTCGGGCCGGAATGTCACCCCGTCGAAGCCGAGCGCACGATCATGATCGGTGAAGCCGAGGATCACGCCATCGGCTCGCACCAGCTTCCAGCAATGGCAAACACCGGTCGTGCCCGTAGCCAAATGCGCATCCAGCGCCGCAACCCCGTTCACAATCTTATCTCCACCACCGGCACGTTCGGCACCTCACCTGCCCGAAAACTTGCAACCGAAGTCTGGAGCACGTCCGTGTCGAACCGCACAGGCACGTCGAACTCGAACCCGGCTGTGACTATCTCACCTTCGTCGGGCGGTTCGGCAAAGATTACTGCACCTGTCGCGTAATCAAGATCGAAATCCACGCCAATAACCTGTTCTGCCGTGGAAATTCCTACCCGAACCATGCCCTCAACCGGTTTGACGATCGACCGAACGTAAGCGTGCCCGCCCGAACTGTAGGTTTTCGTCAACTGAAACACTTTGGCGACCCCATCGGACACAGCGATCTGCTGGTCGCGAAATCCAGGTGCCTCGGACGGTGCGCAGCTCTTATAGTCAGACCAGTCCTTCCATCGAAACCCGTGCAGTTGACCACGTCGCGCTTCGAAAAACGCGATCAGAACCGCGATATCGTCGAGCGAACGCAGCGAAACGCCGGCATCATAGCGCCGGCGCGATTGCGCCCAGGGCGTGTTGCGTTCCTCGTATCCATTAGTCAGCGTCACCACCTCGGTGCGCCGCTCGGGGCCGCCCATCGAGCCAAAACTAAGATTGGTCGGAAATCGGACTTCGTGAAATCCCATGATCTTCCCCTCAGCGATTGCGCTGGCCGCGCGCCAGCGCCCGACCCATCTGCGCAGCAATCTGTGTCTGGCTGCGCTGAAACCCTTGCACATCCGGCGTGGCGATGTTCATCACCACCTGCACCGGTCCACCGCCACCTGCCACCGCGACCCCCAGTCGCCCGTCTGCTCCTCGGCGAAGCGGCATGATCGCCTCGGGTCCCGCCTCGCCCATCAGCCCAGTGCCACCGTGCATCGGAAACGAAAGCGGTCCTTGTACGATCCCACCCCTGGCAAATGGCGTCACACGCCCCTGGGAGATCGCACCACCCTTTTGAAATGGTAGAATTCCACTTAATAGTCCATTGATTCCATTTGATATTGCGCCTCCAAGAGCATTTTGGGCGGGACGCATCGTGGTATGGTAGGCCGCATCGACCATGCTGCGTGCGACCGACCGCAATGCATCGGAAAGGCGCAGTCCATCAAGCATCACCCCGTCAAAAGCCCGCCTCAGACCACCGCCTATCGTACGGCTCATACCTTGCACTTCACGCCCGGTGTAAAGCATCGTATCCTGCATCCCCCGCAGTTCCGCCTGAAAGGCGGCGGTCATACTGGCAGCACTGCCAAGGCTTACTTCCAGTTCGACGATTTTCGCATCCAACGCCATCATGTCCTCACCCAGTTCGGCCATCGTCGATCTCCTCGTGCTTCACGTCTGGAAACCGGGCGGCCAGAGCCTCAAGGCGGGCGCGGCCCATCGGCGCCACCCCGGGCGTATCACCCAGCATCATCAGCAACTCTGCTGGCGTAATCCGCCAGAAGTCATCAGGCAGCAGCCCCAACCCTTGAAGCCCCGCTCGCATCAAGGCCGGCCAGTCAAATCCCGCCTCGCTCATTCAGGCACCCGAAACGCCAGCGCCAGCAATTTTGCGGCCGCCCGCGCCGCCTCGAGTGGCCCGCCCTCGATCTCGGCCG